TTATGCTCACTTTGACCATAGCACAGATGATATAACTTACATAGGACCTAAACGAATGTCTTATAAATGGGATAGGAAAACAGCAGTAATACCACATAAATGTTCCGAAACTGGCAAGTGGATTTGGCCAGGACAAACATTCTTCGAAGGTAGTTATGCTGAGTGGGCAGACAATGGCTGGATTAAACATGTTTATACATCTATAACGCCTAAAGCATATACAGCATTAAAGTTAACTGGCACTGATAAAAACGGGTTTAAAATATGAGTGATAATATAGAAGGATGGGACAGAATAGGGTGTGACTGCGATGGCCATGCGGCTCCAAAATGGGAACAAGAGTTAATGGTAACACGTGACTGGCGGATTGTTCGATGCAAGGAAACTAATGAAATAATTTGGCCATTTCAAAAACGTTATTATATCAAAGATACTTACGTTGAGATTACAATGGATGTTGATGCTTATTACAATCACAAAGGTATGATGATACAAAAACTTAAAGGAGAGTTTTAATGGCACCAACAAACCTAGCAGATAGAGATTATGAAGCAATTTACGGTTACTTATATAAAAAAAATTCAGCATTTAGGATCGAACACGTTGTGAATAATAAAGATTTTATGGATAGGGCATACTTTCAATTGAAGAAAGTTTATATTCCCAAACGATGTGCTTTATCCAATGAATGGATGTGGACTGGTACTGAAGCATATTTTGGTATGTATGGAATTAACGGTCCAGCCGGCGAACCACCGCTAATAATCAGAAAGTGGGTTAGTAAAGAAGCATTTATGATGCACCAATTAACCAAATGACTAGTAGATTAAAAGAAAGATTTCACAAACGATATAGAAAATTAAAGGCGACACATATGGCTTGGCCAAACGATATGGAAAGATTAGTAACCGACGATATAACTATTACAGAACTCTGGATGGTTAGGGAACGTATGAAAGCTGGACATTTTAAAGTAATTAAAGACTCTGGCTTTGCAGAGTTTAGTAGTTTCGTTGTTGAATTAAACAGTGGCGAACAATATGAAATCGACGAGTTTGTCGACGAAGTATTAAGCGTAACAAAGGTAAAATAATGTCAACAATAATCGAAGGCGGAGGAAATGACGTGTATTTTAAAAAATATCATGCAGTTTATAGATTTGAACGTCCATGGAAATTTGTACGTTCCACACATGATCAAACTCCCATCTTACCTTGGGAGAAAATATACATAGGCAAGGATTCGTTTGTAATGCCACAAGTTGACAAATATTACTTCACCAAAGAAGAATATATGATGCTTAAACTAAAAGGTGATATATAATACTATGTTAGATTGGCTATTTAAAAAGAAACCAGAAATAAAAGAAGCACCAAAAGAACCTGATTCTATTTCAAAAGAAGAAGCACAAGCAGCAGTGAAAGCCGCTGTTAAAAAGGCAGAAGTAAAAAAGAAAAAGTCGCCTAAAGAGATTGCTACAGAGAAAGGCGAACCTTGGGTTAATATACTAAGCATGGATATCGATCCAGATGATATCGACAGCGGTGCATTTGAATTAGATTGGAACGATAAGTTTATCACTCAATTAATACGCAACGGTTACACCGGAAAAACAGATGTTGACATTGTTGACCAATGGTTCCAGAATGTTTGCCGCAATATTGCATTAGAAGTGTACGAACAAGAACAAGCCGACATTAGTCAAACACCCGAGAACGCAGCAAGATTTCACCAAAAGAAAAATCTAGGTGATGGACGTTCTGAAATATCATGACTATACTTTATGTCAACGGTGACAGCCATAGTGCAGCAGCCGAAGCAGTAAACCCACATGCGTTCGCCGAAGATGATGGACAATACTTTTATATGGGCCGAGCTCCACATCCAGACAACGCCCATGTATCTTGGGGAGCTCAATTAGCATCATTGGCTAAGATGAAGCTACATCTAGCAGCAGAATCTGCATCAAGTAATGATCGTATTATTCGCACTACAAAGGAATGGATTCAAAATCACGACACCTCTAACACATTAATAATTATACAATGGTCTACATGGGAACGAGAAGAATGGCTAATCAACGACACTTATTATCAAGTTAATGCCAGTGGGATAGATATAGTTCCGGATACGCATAAAGAACAATATAAACAATATATTGCGAATGTAAATTGGAATACAAAAACAATTCTAGCACATGAAAAAATATGGGACTTTCACGAATACCTAAATGATTTAAATATCAAACATGTTTTTTTCAATGGTAATAGTCACTTCGGAAAAATTGCATCAACTAAAGAATGGGGTAATAGCTATATTGATCCTTATGATCAATTTGGTACGTTTGATTCTTATCTAAATAAAAATGGATTCCTAAGAGTAACGCCCGATTCATATCATTATGGTCCAGATGCTCATGCAGCCTGGGCTAAACATTTACTGAAATATTTAATTCAAAATAACTTGATCTAATATAGCATTCTTGCTATAATTATATTATGAAATATATACTTGTTGATACTTTGAATACGTTCTTTAGAGCGAAGCATGCCATTAACCCTAGAGCCGATCTCGAAACTAAAGTAGGATTTTGTCTACATGTTTTGTTAGCAGCCATTAACAAAATTCAAAAGAAATTTGACGCCGACCACACTGTTTTTATGTTAGAAGGCAGAAGTTGGCGCAAGGATGTTTACGATCCATACAAAGCAAATCGTACCTTAGAGAAATTAAAGAAAACCGAAGAAGAAATAGAAGAAGATGAGCTATTGTTCGAAGTTTTATCAGATTTTACTAAATACATAGACGAACAGACAAATTGTACTGTTCTTAGGCATCCGCAAGCGGAAGCTGACGATTTAATTGCCCGTTGGATCGCCCTTCATCCGAATGACGATCACATTATTCTCAGTAGTGATAATGACTTTGTTCAATTACTCACTAGTCAAGTTGTGCAATACAATGGTATTACAGACCACACCATATCCCTAGATGGCATTTTAAATGACAAAGGACAGAACCTAGAATTCTCTGTTAAAAGTGACTCGAAGCTTAAAATAGGAAAGCCAGATGAAACTTTTAAACCAGATCCAAATTGGAATAGGTGGTCGTTCTTTCTAAAATGTATGAGGGGCGATCCTTCGGACAACATTTTTTCAGCTTACCCTGGTGTACGGGTTAAAGGTACAAAAAACTCTGTTGGTTTAACAGAAGCATTTGCTGATAAAGAAAAACAAGGCTATGCTTGGAATAACTTAATGTTACAACGCTGGCTAGACCACAACGAAAAAGAACATAAGGTCTTAACAGATTATGAACGTAATGTTCAACTAATTGATTTAACCAAAATACCAATTGAATTAAAACAAGACTTTGATGATTTAATTAAAACATCAATCCAACATAAAGACGTTGGACAAGTCGGAGTTAAATTTTTAAAATTCTGCGGTAAGCACGAGCTTAAGAAGTTAAGTGAACAACCCGATCAATATGGAAGATGGTTGAATAAAACATACCAAGGTGAATTACTCAATGATTAAAGCAAAACCAATAGTTAAAGATCAATTTTGGATCCTTAAAAAAGGTGATAAAAAAGTAGGCGAAGTAAACTCGTCGGAACTAGGATTTAGACTTAATGTAGGTGAACATACTACACATATTAAAACTATTTCAAACTTAAGAGAGAAGTTTGGAATCGAAATGGATTTGACTATTAATCCAACCATTCAAAATGTTACTCATACTGATGTACATGGATATCCCGCAAAGGGCGAAATTTTCAATCCTATATGGGACGTACAAAATAAAATACCATTGTACACACAAAAAGAAAATAGCAAAAGTTTATTTGCTGCCGGTTGGTATCGTGTAAATATACACAACAAAGAGAAAATTGTTTTCTCTCCTAAACTAATTATTTTACAACGCAACCCATACGAAGGCCCTTTTAAAGAAGATCCTTCTAAAAATGAATTTACACACTTATTCGAATGATACATATTAATAATTTCATTGATAAAATCAAAGCACTCGAATCACAAAATAGCAAGAACTTTAATATGTCTATGCGTGAAGCAAAGGACCTTCACGCTGACATAACTAAGTTATTATTAGCCCTACAAGAATTACATTCATCAGCACCCCAACAAAATGTAGATACTATTCAAGTTAAATTCTCCGGCGAAGATTGGTAATAAACTACGCAGTTATTCATAAATATATGTTCATAACGAGACATATATTAATGAGTAGGCCAAAGCCAAAAGTAATTACCGAAATTACAAACAAATCAACATATAAAACAGATCAGGTATTAGCCAGCGACGGAATATGGGCTGTATTCTATGAAGGACAACCAATTAACCTACGAACTCAAAATATGCTAGTACAATATCCTGGTCCAAAATACAAAAAGGTATCATTTAGTAATCAGGGTCATGCTATTAATTTAGCCAAGAAGCTAAACAGACAATTCAAGACCGACCAATTCTCTGTGGTCTTTTTAACACAAGGTGAGCAAATTTTCCCAAAACCAGAAGAAGATTGAAATAACAAAGAATGTCCTTGAACAAGTACCACACATTCAATTAACGCCCGACAGAGCATTAATAAATTGGTGGTTTCACACAAACGGCGGCTTTAGATTATCTCAACATGGTTACCGAATTTTCAACGAACATCTTAAACTAAAAGCATATACATTCGAAGTTCTTCCGTCTGATGCTAATAGTGCAAAATTTCTAATAGATGCAGATAGAAAATTACAATCACCATACTTTATAAACTTTAAAGAGCAATCAATAATAATATTCGGAAGTAAAGAAGCTTCTGCTATAACATTATGCGGTAGCAACGTAAAGGAATATCTTCAAAATTATTGCTAAAAAAGGTTGACAAATCGCGGTTTTCTGCTATAATTACTAAATAAAAGTAAATAAGCATATACTAATATAGTAATAAACTTAGGAGATTTAAAAATGAAATGTAAAGAACCATTTAAAGCAATATTTTATGCAACTGTATTTTTCAGCTCAATCACATACGGTGTTGTAAATGCAGCCGAGGAACCAAATAAATCAATTCCGATAAATGGAGTAAAAAATTCTGAAATGATAGATATATCACCACAGTGGGTTGATTTAGAAAAAGAAATGAAACGAATTAAAGCTCGCAAAGAAAAGAGCTAATATTAAAACCATCAAAGGAGAACTTGACATGAAAACTTTATTTAAAACATTAATTGCAACAACTTTAATCGCATCAGTATCAACTGCTAATGCATTCTGGAACAACGACAATTCAAACTGGTATGGTAACGGCTATAACAACTATAATGGTTATGGCAGCGGCGATGGCAACTTTGATGGAGATGCTAGAGCAGATGGCGATTTTGAATCAGAATTCACATTCACATTCAAAGGTCGTGCTAAAGGCAACGCTCGCACAGATGGACGAGGTTACGCAACTGGTTACGGTGATGGACGCAATAACTGGGATTCATACGGTTATGGTTACTACCAACCAGAAACATATACTTCACCATACGGTAACTACTTACCAGCACACTAAAACCTAAAAAAAAGCCCTACATTTGTAGGGCTTAATTTTATCTCAAATCAAAGAGAATTTACAATGAAATGTTACTATTCGGTAACATTAAATATTTATACTCGTTGACATCTTCGGCAGTTTCTTATAATATACACAATATGAACACAGAATCAAGCCAAACGTATTGGGTCCGAATTTATACAGCAGGACCGCTACAAACAATTGAACAAATCTGTAGAGAGTATGTAACAGAAGTAGGTGCTTGTGTTACTGTAACTCCTACCAAGTACATTTACACCGGCGGAGAAGAAACTGGTGTGATTATTGAGCTTATTAACTATCCAAGGTTTCCAAGTAAAGAAATTGATATTTGGGTATCAGCTGAAACACTAGCAGAGAAAATTATGCTAGGTGCTTGTCAAGGTAGCTACACTTTAATGGATCCTAATAAAAGTTTCTATGTATCACGTAGGGACGAGTTTAGATGAGTTTCTTTAGCTGGTTATTTGGCAATAGAACAAGAAAGGAACTCGGTCAAGACGAATATGTTTGGGGTGATGATCCCATAGATGGTTTCCTTTCTACGGCTACACTATTAATGGATGTTCATGGTACTGAATATACTGTTGCGTTACTTAGAACCAATGAACCAGGGCGTGAGCCTGTAGTAGGTCAAAATAAAGTTATCCCCGGCGGGATGATTGTTAACACTGTAGACAAAAGAATGTGGCTTGTTGATAAAGATGGGATTCCAGTCGAAGTTGAACTAACGTACAAGAATCATTTTGAAAAAGATGTTCTTGACAAAGTTAATTTAGACAGTATAATAGATAATACTAAATAAAAACAAATTACGCCTCGGTGGTGAAATTGGTAGACTTTGCGAGAGTGGCGAAATTCGGTATACGCACTAGACTTAAAATCTAGCGACCTAACGGTCATGGGGGTTCAAGTCCCCCCTCTCGCACCATATACTAAACACAAGCGAATTTAATCGCTTGCATAAATAAAAGTATGGACACAAAAACATATCTTTTATTTGAACAAAAAATAAGACAAGATCATTTAGATCTTAACGAGCCTTGCGTAGAACGCGGAGGCAATAGTACAAACCATAGAGGTGTATTGGCACAATACTTAAATACACCAATATATGGTAGACCTGCAGACTTATGTCATGCTTGTCATAACGATAAATGTTCTAACCCTAAGCACTTGTATTGGGGTACTCGAAAAGAGAACATAGAAGATGCTAAACAAAACGGAACGTGGCAATCAGCCTGGGATCGAAGTGTAGCAAAATATGGTTATGAAGAAGCGTGTAGGCGTAACGGCCGAGGTAATAAGGCAGCAGGCGGAAAAGGTAATAAAGGAAAATCAAAAAGCGAAGAACATCGCAGAAAGATTTCCGAAGGAGTGAAGAGGGCGCAGAAGAATTAGTCTGTCCTGAGGCACCAAATTTTTGTAGACCCATTAATGCAAGTGTCGAAACTTGCAGGGCGTGAGTGACCGCTTACCGTACTATAGGATCGCAACCTGTAGTAATATACAACCGGTAATACAATTTATTTTTAGGAAGGTTACCCAAGCGGCCGACGGGAACTGACTTGAAATCAGTCGAACTAGCGATAGTTCCGAGAGTTCGAATCTCTCACCTTCCTCCATACAATAGAGTATAAGACTATGAACGAGAAATCGGTGTAAACTACGAGATTAATTCTCAAATAAAACTCACTAAGCAACTGCTTAAAGACGTTAAAAACCCCGAACATAAAAAACAATTAGAATCATATTATAAGGGTTTATTAGCGTGTAAAGATTTAATAGATCAATGTAAAAAGGAAAAGTAATGTCAGCAAAATGGCAAAAAGATGTAAAAGGTAAAACTGGTATACAAAAATACTATGTCTCAGGTGTTTCAACAAGTGAACTCCTAAAACACGTTAACGATGAAAACGGCAAGCGTAAAGTAAAGGCTCGCAGAGAACTTACTAAACGCGGTGTTGATTGGGCAGTGAAAGAATCCTAAGTTATCCATAAATATATAGGATATCATAGGAGTTTTATAAAACAATGGCACAGTACGATTACGTTAATCCAAATTGCTTATGTTCAATACAAAGCAAAAAATTAGAAGTCGATAAGGACGTCTTCATCTACTATGTTGATAATGCTAGATCAGTGAGTTTCTTAACTCGTGGTTTAACAGGCGACAGAGTAGACATTCCGTTAAACGGTCAAAATCCTGAATTCGTTGTTAAGAAGTGGTATAACACAACGATGAAAAATTCTTAACAGAATACATAATTAATAAATAAATTTGATTACGCTGGTATAGCTCAGCAGGCAGAGCACCTCACTTATTCGAGATGATAGTGTCTCAAATACTAGGGTTTAGAAATAGACCCTAGACTAGGAGTTACTACTCCAAAGAGTAATGAGGATGTCGTTGGTTCGATTCCGACTACCAGCTCCATATATTAATACACCCTCTGGGGTGTATTTTTTTTGATATATTGGCATGGCGGCATTTTTATATCAAATGCATAAATATTACTATGAATACTTATACACCGTACACATATCTAATAGGATGGACT